TATTATTCTGTTCAGCAGTTTGAGTCACCAATAACCATATCTGATCAGTCAGTGGTGTAAACTTTGGTAGTGTAAAAAAGAAACCAGTACCCTTGAGATCATCAAGAGCACTCTTATAATCTTTTATTTCTTTCCAGTGGTTGACATTGTTCTTCTTCGCAAATGCGCGAAAGAAGTCAGCAATGACTCCGTCCATATCTAAGTAGATCATTCAATACACCTTGGTTCCATGAGATTACTCCATTTTTTAAGTTTTTCTGCTTTCATATTAGACCACATAACAACATCTGCAGGATCTATGTCAAGGTGTTTACAGGTGAGATCAATCATACATTGAAGATCACCAAGTTCTTTCTCTAATCTAGAACGGTTCTTATTATCATCTTCTGGGAACCGCATTGTCTTTGAAACTGCTTGTATAACCTCGGCACACTCTTCTGAGAGTATGACGAGGCATTCATCCATTTGTGACCAAGAAGTATCTGTATTCATACTTCAAACCCCAGAGGTTCGAGAACCATTTCGATCTCGGTCATTCTTTGTCTGCAAAGCATTTTTGCCCAACCAAGACCAGGCGTGATCTTTTTCTTTCGCTCTAACTCTTTTAGTCGTTTTGCAAAATACTCATAGTCTTTTTTCAACTTAGGAGCAAAATATTTTGTTTTTAACTTAGTATCCATCGAAAACCTCATCGAATTGCATTTCTTTTTCACACATGTATATCATGGTAGGTTCATACTCATCTGGTTCATCGTCACCAAAAGGTAAGTCTTTCCTGACATACTCATTGACTGCTTCTGAGAACTGTTTGTAGTACATATCTACGTATTTGTCAGAAGGTTGATACTCCATAAAACAATCGGAGTCAACGAAGTCCCAGTTAACAGAACCATCATCATTGATGTTTTGTGGATTAGTTGCCGCTTTTTCTACGGACGCATATATCTTACGATACCAATCTTGCATAATATATCCTCTCTAATTACAAATATAGTATGACACACTTTGATTCGTTTGTCAAGTCTTTTTTTTATTTTATTTGAAAAAAAGTTGTCTTCTATCGTATTCTGCTTTTGTTTTCAATAGCAGATCTGTATAGTTGTCCCTATGTTCTTTGAACACTATAGGTGCCTCATCATCCACGTCCATTACAATAACAGTATTAGGTATTGACATACCTGTACGTTCCTCAAACATAATCGCGTAGGCAGATGCTTGTGCAAAGTAGTTAGATATATTTTCTTTCTTTTTTGCTCTAAGTGATGTTTTAAAATCTACTATAGATGGTACACCATCAAATTCTGCTATACAGTCACAACGACCTGCCATGCCAAGATAGCGACTAAAAAGAGCAACTTCGAGACCAAAGATTCTTCCGACAGATTGATCAAGAATTGACCGCATGTTTTGTAAACTTTGCTTAATATGTGGGAGATAATGTCCAACATCTTCATTTTTCAAATATCCTTCTACTATACTATGCACTGCAGTTCCTCTGCTAGATGCACGACCACTGATCCGATTTGCCTCTTCCTCGCCTACACGTTTTCTCCATTTACGTATAGAGTCTTCACTTAGTATTTTTAGGACTGTAGTAACGCTAGGATACTCAACCCCACTAGGATCGATATAGCAACGACCTCGTTTGGATGTAATCGAATCCAAGTCACTATACCCAAGATCAATTTTATCATGTTCAAAACTCCTACTATTTTGTAACACCGTTAAAATCTTTCATCTGTTCTATAACAATAAGTCTATTCAACTTATCCTGATCAAAAGATACATTACCAGTTCCACCTGCGATCAGACAAGTACCGCCTGTAGGCATCTTCTCTACGACTGCAATCTGTTGATCTTTCGCATCATACATGACGATGTAAAGAGTATCGTGTTTACTTCCATCTGTTCTAAATGCATTGCCTTTAAAACCTAATAGTGGTTGCATTTCATCTTTGTATAGTTGATCCCACATTTCTGTAGCAATGTTGCCATCACCGCATGGTACAGGTTTACCGTATAGTTGAACAATGTCTGTTCTCAGTTCTGTTGCTTGCTGTGTATGACAGGTTGTACACTGACCATTGGCAGTTGCCATGGTAGTGGAAAGTAATAATATTCCTAGGGTTTGTTTTAGCATTATCTAATTCCTAACATTTCTTTCGTCATGATATAATCACGAAGAAAATCTGATCTTACTATATCATGCCAGTTGAATGTTATCACACTAAAATTTTTCAACTGATCTATGATTCGTAAGAACCTCTGGACACCTTCTCTTTCTGCAGGATCTTTGAAATCCGACTGGAGATAGTCTCCGCTAAATATGACTCTGCAATTAGTCCCCACTCGTGTGATAACAGAATCTAATTCGTGGAAGTTAAGGTTTTGCATTTCATCCACGATAACAACGGCATTGTCTATAGTTAGTCCTCGTATAAATGACGTTGTCGTAAACTCTAGTTGGTTGTTAGCAATCATCCTTTCATAAATGTTACTGTCGCCAAATAGTTCTTTACATATTGCTTTGTAAGGAGTTTCAAATACTTCTTTCTTTTCTTCTATCGTACCTGGCAAGAAACCCATGTCTCTTGTAGGAACTACTGATCTAACGATAACACATTTATCATATGGTGTTTCTTTTTCTAGCACTGCCTCTACAGCAAGATACATTGCAACAAATGTTTTCCCAGTACCTGCAGATCCAGTAAGGACTAGGTTCTCACCTTCGTCCCAACAATCATATGCGATACGTTGATGAGTGGTTTGAGGTTCAAACTCAAACAAATCATTGTATGTTGCTTTCTTTAGACTACTCATACTTTTATTGTGTTACCTTCACCAGATGCTTTCTTTATACCACCCAGAAGATCTCTCCATTCACTTCCTGCTTTTGATACATTATCCCTTGAAGGACGACCTGATATCTTAGGTGTACTTAGCATCTGATATAGATCGACATCTTCTTTTAAAGTATCCTGCAGTTCGTCCCAAGTCATTTGAACTTCGAATTCTTCTCCAGTGGAAATTCTTTTTAAATTATAAATTGGCATTTTCTACTCCTGTGGTATTATTTATAAACCAATTAGGAGGTTTTCTTTTAGTCCATGCCATTTTGAATCTATCTTGTTTAGTGTGATAGTATTCTCGGTAAGACCTGATTGTTTGACCCTCGTGCATACACTGTGGTTCGTGAGTCATTGCAAGTTTGAAGTCTGTCATTGGTACATGTGGAATGTTCTTGGGTGGTTTGACCAACCAGTATTTTAGTTTTTCGGTAGTATGGGTTTTACCGTAACGATAAGTATACTCGTCAAGTAAAGCACAAAAGTGATCATAGTGCCAACGATAGTTGTACACTGATTCCATAGTCCATATTGTACAAGGATGTTTGTGATGTACTGCTTTGTACAGCATCAATTCCATTTCTGGATTCTGTAGTTCATAGTATTTGATCATAGTCTTACCTGATACAGATGGACGTTTAGTTTCTACACCATCGAGCATACGATGTGCAGTAGATAACATCTGTGCAGATTCTACTATCATTTTCACAACATGTTTGTCACACTGTGATTGTGCGGCAATCTTAGGATTGTGATCTAGTACAAAAATATTCATGGGTATATCCCCTCTGCCGTATAATGCTTATATTATTATACACACATTTGAATATTTTGTCAACCTTTATTTTGTATATTTTTTAGATAATGCTCTCAGGATAAATTCTCTTTTCTTTTTCATTTTGTTTGCTCTCTGGATGTGTCCTTTCTTCTCCAGTTTTTGTGCATAGATTTCCAATTCATCAGAGTCTTTTCTTAATCGTTCAACTTGAGCAGATACCATTTAGTGTTCCTTAATAAAAAAGAGTGTGCACGAAGGTACACACTCAGGTTAGTGTTAATATTGCTTGGTTTAAAATCTTAGTCTTGTAAAAGACTTGGAAATGCTTCTTGTACAATTCCTCTAGTTAACCCCTTTGGTTTAGTTTTATTTATCATATTGATAACCACTAGAGCATCACTAGGATGTATTCCTTCCAACAACTGTAAGAATATTCTTTCTTTTTTAAACTTTGGTTGATCTTTGTGTAAACCCTCAACAAAGTATTGGAACTTAGTATTCTGTCTTGTTAGATCTGTGGGGTGGTTATGTGCATCACAAGGTGTATAAGGTGGTTCTCCTGTTGGGACTATCCACTTTACAGTGGAATCCATAGAACCTCTGATAACATCTTTCAGTGCCCATGTTTCATTTGTCTTCAGGATATTTACCTTCTCAGACTTATTCTTTGCCTTAGATATTTCTTCTAAGATCTCAAAAATATATTTTTTCATATTAGTTCCTCAACGGATTCAATCATCAATTTCATACGGTTATTTATCAAGTATGGAAGCACTGCACCTCGCTGTGACCATTTGTCTTGGTTATTGAATTGCTCAAGTATTTCGGATTGCAATTCTTCTGGTGTGTATTCCAGATCAATCAACTTACGATTGCGTTGATAGTTTCTGTACCACTCTGAATGTTGGTAACCACTCTCTGCATGGTTCAGTTGATTTATCATATCGTCTTTTTTCTTACGAGATAGAGGTCTCTGTCTCTCACCGTCCACGAACACATTATCGTGCGAGAGTACGTTTGGCACTCCATCTCCTGCGTCTCCAGTGAGTATCTTTTCTGTCAGACCTACTAGAGGGGTTTTTTCTCTATACTCTTTTTTCAATAGAGGTGAGTACTGTCTTACGTTCTTATATCTCTGCAATTGTAGAAAGTCCTTGTCTGCAGATACAATCATCACATCTTCGTACTGACCAAACTCTTGAGTATTCTTGCAGAGAGTTCCAATGATATCATCTGCTTCGCAACCTTCTACTTCGATTACTTTGTAAGGAAAGTTCTCTTTGAGTTCATCACGAATTTTGCCAATGATGCGAAATGCTTCAACCCAATCTAAACCAGATTTATCACGTGCTTTCTTTCGATTTGCTTTGTACTGGGGATAGTAACTTTTTCTCCAATTGTTCTTGGAGTCACAAGCAATTACTAATTCACCAAAGTCTTTCTTGTACGCATTACGATACAACCTCAAAGAGTTGATAATCATATGTCGAATCATATTCTCATCGTTCTCTTTGTTTATCGCAACAGTTGAGGCAGAGAGTCCACCATAATCTACAATAATCATAAATCACCTTTTAATTGTGTACATCAATTATACCACAATGTATTAGGTTTGTCAACCTGCCGCTTCTTGAACATCCTTCGCACTTACAACACCTTCGTTCATAAGTTTGTTTCGATTGGACATATGTCCACGTTCAATGTCTGCTTTGTTCTGTCCATAATATTTTACTGCATGACCTTCATGTATCAAGATATCTGTAAGCATTTTTTCACCGACTATAAAGTCACCAAGGATACGACCAAACTTACCCTTCATATCCTCACCGTCTTTTGCGGCAAATGTCTTGAGTATCATGTCTTTCTTTATTAGTTCTTCTACTCGATCTTTTGCGGCAAGTCCAAAGATCTTTTCTACCTTGTCTCGTGTCCTAGACTCTGGAGTGTCAATACCCATAATACGCACACGCTCGTTCTTTAACCACACACCAAAACCAAGATCAATGTCAACATCAACCGTGTCGCCATCAACTACCTTCACAAGTTTTGCTTTGTATTCATACATTTGATATTCCTTTTAAATGTTTACTATGAATCTTTCCACCTATAAACTCATTGTAATAATCTTCTCGGAATAATACATCTCTATCAAATTGCTCTTTCATCTCAAAGTATGTCATCTCGCCTTTTGATTTGCATAGTCTTAAAATTTCTCTCTTGAAATCTTCGGCATTTTCCTCTACTAATAACTTTACTTCCTCACTCGATCCAAAGTAGGTTCTCCAATCGGACTCTGTTTTTGTCCTGACTCTTCTCTTTCGTGTTTTTGTTTTGGGGAGTATCTTTGGTTTCCAGAAGTTTTTCTTACCGATATATTTCTTATCAGTATTTATATTTGTTATCTTATAGACAAACCCCTGATAATCATCAGGGGTCTCATTGAATTCTTTTCCATTATAGTACCACATACATTTATATATCTGGTTCTGTAATGTCCTCTACTTCTGGTCTTCTTCCACACATGGGACAATAACTAGGAGTTCCACCATCCTCAACAAGGACTATTGTGACTGCCTCACATTCTTCGCACTCAACCTTGAATTCTTTTTCCACTGCTTCTTTTGCCTTTTCTTATTCCGTAACCGAGACGTTTCATTACTTGCATTCTTTTATAGTAGTGATATGTACCCCATTCCGAAATTTCTTTCTTGGTTCTTCCGCAACCAACGCAAACGTCATTGACCAGTCTGCAGATAGATCGACATGGGGTGATATAATCAGAAGTCGATTTCACACGCTCCACCTGCACAAGCAGATGCGGCAAGAGTATCTACATCTGTAAACACTTTTTCTGTGAGATCAGTTTTCCATTCCACTGGTTTTAGATTACTTTGTATCTTTTCCCACTTGTGGAGTAGGTAAGCATCTTTCAGACAATACTCAGTTTTCTTCATATCACCGTCAAGATAGTTCTGTGCAAATCTTTCGAACCTACGAACCCAATCTTTCTTTGCAGAGTTTTCTGAGGACTCTACCGAAAGATCTTCGCCCATGCCCATCGCGGTAGCACAAGCAGTCCATAGATTATCGTAGACTTTCAATGCATCAACAACCATACCAGATGCAAAGATTGCACCTTGGTCATACTTCGCAACCATTTGTTCCGCGTCTATGACTTGTGTGTTAGGTGCTTGGTTATAGTCCTTGTCACCTGTTGG